AATCTTATTGGCGTGGCTTTCGATGCGTGGGCGGCTTCGCAGCTGGTAAGCCGCCTGATTGATAAAGGTGTAAACATGGTAGCCTGGCGGCAGGGATTTGCCAGCATGAGCGCGCCAACTAAAGAAGTAGAACGCCTTACCATGCTCGAAAAACTGAACCATAGCGGAAACCCTGTATTGCGATGGATGTGCAGCAATGTAATGATAGTTTCGGATGCTGCCGGCAATATAAAAATCGATAAGGAGCGCAGCAGCGAGAAAGTGGATGGAATGGTATCACTTGCAATGGCAATGGGATATTATATGCACCTTCATGCCGAAGGTGAACCGGGTAAAAGTATTTATGATTCACGCGACATAACTTTTATATAATATGATAAACGAAATTAATCCTTACCCTGCTTACATCCTTGCGCTGAATACCGACGAAGGATTCGACAACTTTTTTTATTCGATGTGTAACGAATATGTAGGATCGTACGAAATGGCCTACGAAGCTACCGAACGGCATTTTCAGGAATATTTTGGGCGGCGCAGGTATAAGGATTACGATAGCTACCGTGTAGCGAAAGCGCAAAACCGTAAAAAGAAATTGAAATTAATGAAACGGACCGATTAATAAAATTTAAAACTATTTACCCATGAAAAAGTTACTGTTTTTATCACTGCTGATTGTACTGATTACCCATAGTGTAATGGCACAAACTATTTCGGTAAACCTGAATTACACCAGCACAGGCCAGTGCGGTGCAGGATTAGGTATTGATATAAAAGGCTATGGTTTAGCTTTTACACATTACTGCGATGAAATGTATAAACGAGCCGATACATTTACCACGCAAAACGAAACGGTGATTAGTATCTCAAAACAGATACATCCTTTGGTTATGTTATCAGTAGGAGCTGGTATAATAAAATCGGACCGGCACACGGGTAATAATGAATGGGATTCTTTTACGAAATCGGCAGTGTACCAGGTAGGCGCAAGTTATAAAATATGGCGGGAGGTTAGTGTTAATTGTGGAGTGATGGGTGGGAGGGATTTTTTGCAAGTTTATTCGGGGGTGGGGGTTGGGATAAATGTTATAAGATAACGGTCGGCGGTATGAAATCGAAGCGGATTGCGAGAGATGAACTGTCAGCCACAACAAAAGTTTGAACGGGAAACAAAGCCCCAAAATAGCACTAAACCCGCTTTGTTTTATACCGCATGTTATGGTTTCGTGCTTTATTTAGTAACTAATTTAAAAACTTTTAATATGGAATTAACATTAAAAATTTACGGATGCCTTTGCTCAACAGAAGTTTTTATTATAAACGGAGTAGATGCTGATTACGATGATTTTGGCGAAAAATACGACAGAGGTTCTGATGCCGAGGATTACGCTTGTGCTGATATGCAATTTACAGGCAGAGATTCAACGTCTGAAATATTGGCAAAATATTCAATTAATCAATCAGAATATGATGAAGTGGTTTCTGAATTGTCAGAAAAATTATCATTCGGGAGTTGCGGTTGGTGTGTTTAGCATGAACCATAACTGATAGTGCTATATATCAGGCCGGCACGAATAACTAAAAGGCTTGTAAACTAATGAACTGCCGGCTTGTATATAGCACGTCTTAGTTGTCAGTAAAAAAATGATGCTCAATTTACCTAAATATTGTATAAACGTGAAAGAAAAGTTATTAGTTAGTTTTAGTGGTGGATTAACATCGGCTTTTATGCTTTGGTGGATTCTTAAAAATTGGAGTGAGAAATATGAGATATTAGTTGTTTTCGCCAATACAGGAAAAGAGAACGAAGGGACACTTGAATTTGTCAGGGAGTGCGAAATTCAATTTGGTTGTAAGATAATTTGGGTTGAATCTGTGCCGATTAGTAAAAAAGGTTGGGTTGTTACTCATAAAATTGTAACATTTGAAACAGCCAGCAGGAATGGAGAGCCATTTGAATTAATGATTTCATATTTAGGTATTCCAAGTGCTTCGGCTCCGTTTTGCTCTTATCAACTTAAAAGGCTTGCAATTATTTCATACGCTAAAAGTTTAGGTTGGAAAGACTATTATACTGCGATAGGTATTCGTGCTGATGAAATTGACAGGATAAACCCTCAGTACAAAAAGTTAAAAATACTTTATCCATTAATATCGGAAAAGCCAATAAACAAAAAACAAGTTACTGGTTGGTGGAAAGTACAGCCGTTTATCTTAAATATACCATACGGTTTAGGGAATTGCGATAATTGTAATAAAAAGGGAATTAAAACTTTGGTTTATAATGCAATTCATTATCCAGAAACTTTCCAATGGTGGCAACTAATGACAGACAGATTCGGGCATTTAGCACCAAGAGAAGCCATGCAAAAAATGACTCCACCGTTTAATTTTTATAGGGGCAATATGTCACCGATAGATATATTTAGGGTTGCAGAAATGGAAGCAAGGCAACTTGATTTATTTGCCGAAAATGAAAGGTTAGATGGTTGTTCAGAAAGTTGCGAAGTGTTTTAAACTACTTGTACAACCATATCATTTTTTTATTGCAACTAACGGCTGCAACTATATGCAGTGCGTGAATGACGCTGAGAAGTGAATAAAGATTACCGAAGTAAATAATTTAATGTTTTAACTCAAATAACTAAAAAATTATGAAAAAAGTATCAGTTGGATTTATGAGGCAAGTACTTGCCCAATATGACAAAGAAGAAATAACATTTAGTCGGATGACTGAATTAATTAATGAGGAAATGAAATCAGAAAGAGAAGCGATTGACTTCCTGTCAAAATTAAGGCAAGGAGGTAAAATAGTAAGCTCAGGATCATTATCTGCCGAGGCTATATCATTGGCACAGGCAAACAAAAACTTTCTGATTGATGAAGATCATTTCGGATATGCTTATATACCAAAAGCAGAGCCACAAGGAAATGTTTTTAAGCGTGATGAGTGTATATTTCAATATTGCCCACATCCCGACTTATGTAAGGATAATTGCCAAAACAACAGACATGGAAAATAAACCCATAAGCTCTAAAATGGATGAATTTCTAAGCAAGGTTGATAAACTATGCTTTGAGTACGGTTACGAAATACATCCAACGGTTAAGGGGTGGACAGGCAAAACAGATGGAAATGGGAAGTATGAAACCATTGCAATAATTGGAAATAATGAAGTACACGAGGTAATTCATATTGATGGTGATGGTAGGGGAAATTAGAATTAATCACTTTTACAAAATTGATGAAACGCTTTTAAAGTGTGTGAAAACTCGTGAAAGTGGTTGTAATACATTTAATGTTGTGGATGAAAGCGGAAACCATGTTGTAAAACACAATCCAGATCAACCAGGAATAATTATAGATCACGGACAAAGAATAATATACAACAGGACAAGCGAACTAATAGAAGTACAATTGCCTGTACAACAAAACATTAAATTATGCGCACAACTCCAACTGTTCTAAACACGACCACAAAGCATTGCCATATAGTTGCTGTTAGCAATAGGCCACTGCTGCGGTATCTGAATTGTTGCGATGCTGTCTTGGATTGGACTGATTTTTATAACACGACTTAAAAGTGGCTTATTGGCTAACGGCTGCGGCTATGACCAGTGGCGGATTACGAGTACAAAAATATCAAAATACGATACAGAATGAACGAAGCAAATAACTTACAAACACCCACGCAGCCGCCATTGGTTATAGCCGATGTTAGCCGCTGCCCTTCTATTAATTTTTTCAATGTTGATTGCATTGAGTTTATGAAGTCGAAGCCTGACAAATATTATGATTTGGCTATTGTTGACCCACCTTATGGACTTGGAAAAAGAACTACTGACGGAGGAGGAACGAACAGCCAAATTAAATTTATGGATGACATAAGGCGGACAAATTGGGATGACAATGCACCGAGTATAGAATATTTTGAGCAACTTTTCAGAGTGAGTAAAAACCAAATAATTTGGGGCGGCAATTACTTTGATTTGCCACCAACAAGAACAATTGTATGCTGGGAAAAAATGGTTGCAATACCAACAATGAGCCAAATAGAAATTGCGTGGACTTCATTTGACAGCCCAGCACGAATTGTAAAAATAAACAATACGGATAAAGATAGATTTCATCCAACGCAAAAGCCTGTAAAATTATATAGGTGGCTATTAAAAGAATATGCCAAGCAAGGAAACAAAATATTAGATACACACGGAGGAAGCCACACAAACGCAATAGCCTGTGAAATTGAGGGTTTTGATTTAGATATTTGCGAAATTGATTCAGAATATTTTCAAGCGGGTGTAAACGCTTTCAATATGCACAAAAGACAGCAGCGGCTCTTTTAGGGTTGCGGCTAACGTTTGGAGTATATGAAAAGTTAAATGGTTACCTAAAATTTTACACGTTTTACCTAATAATGAAAAGTTATGATTAATGCACAAGAATTGAGAATCGGGAACACACTTTTTAGTAATTTATCAAAAAGGATGTTTAATGTTGTTCCGCTTGATATTAGGAATTTGAATGACGAACCAGATAATGCTTCTCCGGTTGAGATTACAGAACAGTGGTTGATGGATTATCATTTCGATGCTGAATTAATGAATGCTGATTCTCCCAATAATAGATTTATGGTTTACCGAAAATGGCCGTTAACCTATAATACAAATCATGGTTGGTGGTATGAATCAAAGCAGTTAAAAGCACAGCCAAAATATATTCATAAACTACAAAACTTGTGGTATGAGTTAACTGGCGAGGAATTGACAGCCGAACCCGCACAGATTGCTCAAACCATTTAATTTTTTATATAGTCTGTTAGCATACGTTACCGCTCAAAATTTTCTGAAAGGTTGCGATGCTATCAAATGTTGGAGACGGTTTTATGACACGATGTAAGCGGTAATGGATGGCTAACGGCT